GCCGCGCATGTGGCAGCGTCAGGTGCTGCGCGACATCAAGGCGCACATACAAGATAACAAGGGTAAGGTGGACATGGACACGCTGCGAGAGGCAGTCAGTTCAGGTCGAGGGATCGGTAAGTCGGCGTTAGTGAGTTGGCTAATTATGTGGATGCTATCCACACGGATAGGGTCAAGCGTGATCGTGAGCGCTAACAGTGAGGCGCAGCTACGGTCGGTGACCTGGGGCGAGCTGACTAAGTGGTCGACGATGATCATCAACGCGCACTGGTGGGAGATCAGCGCAACCAAGCTGCAACCGGCTAAGTGGTTGTGCGACATCGTGGAGCGCGACCTGAGGAAGGGTACGCGGTACTGGGCGGCAGAGGGCAAGCTGTGGTCAGAGGAGAACCCTGACAGCTACGCGGGGGTGCACAACCACGATGGGATGATGTTGATCTTTGATGAGGCGTCGGGTATTCCTGACGGCATCTGGTCGGTGGGGGCGGGGTTCTTTACGGAGAACATATTAGATAGGTACTGGTTCGCGTTCAGTAACCCGCGACGCAACACGGGGTACTTCTTTGAGTGCTTTCACGCCAAGCGCGACTTTTGGCGCACAAGGCAGGTGGACGCAAGAACGGTCGAGGACACTGACAAGCAGGTGTATCGACAGATCATTGATGAGTATGGCGAGGACTCAAGCCAGGCGCGGGTCGAGGTGTACGGTGAGTTTCCGTCAAGTGGTGACGATCAGTTCATCTCGCCAAGCCATGTGGCTGACGCGGCGGCGAGACCTCGGTACAAGGACGAGACCGCGCCGATCGTGATCGGGGTCGATCCGGCACGAGGTGGGGCGGACTCGACCGTTATTGCAGTGCGGCAGGGGCGTGACTTGGTGGCGATCCATCGGTATCATGGCGAGGATACGATGACGATTGTGGGTCGGGTAATTGACGCAATCGAGCAGTACAAGCCAACGCTCGTGGTGCTCGACGAGGGTGGGCTAGGGTACGGTATATTAGATAGGCTACACGAGCAGCGGTACAAGGTGGTAAGGGGTGTAAACTTCGGTTGGAAGGCGAAGAACCCTGTGATGTACGGTAATAAGCGCGCTGAGTTGTGGGGCACGATGAAGGAGTGGCTTAAAACTGCTTCCATTCCGAACGATAGAGCGTTAAAGTCTGATCTGGTTGGGCCTACCATAAAACCCAATTCGTCGGGTACAATTTTCTTAGAAGGTAAAAAGGAAATGAAAGCCCGAGGATTAGCATCACCCGACGCTGCCGACGCACTGGCAGTGACGTTTGCATTTCCGGTCGCGCACAGGCAGTATGTTGAAAAGACGACGAACCGTGCGTACAACAGCAATGGTGTAGCAACATCTTGGATGGGCGCTTGATGGCAAAGAAAGGTGTGTCATTATCAGTCGGTCGCGGAGAGAAGCTACCTGTGTCTAAGGGTGCAGGGCTAACGGCTAAAGGCCGTGAGAAATACAACCGCGAGACAGGTAGTAACCTTAAGGCACCGGCACCTAGCCCTAAGACCGAGGCAGACAAGGGGCGCAAGGCGTCGTTTTGCGCTAGGATGTCTGGCGTTGTTAAGAACGCTAAAGGCGACGCCGAGCGAGCTAAAGCATCACTTAAACGATGGAAGTGCTAATCATGGCTACTAAACCCGGACTATACGCTGCAATCCATGCTAAACGCGAACGCATCGCTGCGGGCAGCGGTGAGAAGATGCGTAAGCCTGGTAGTAAAGGTGCACCTACAGCGAAGGACTTTCGTGACTCGGCAAAGACTGCCAAGAAGCCGATGAAAGGAAAATAATGCCACTTGTTAAATCCACCAGCAAAGAAGCCTTTCGCAAGAACATCAAGGCTGAGGTTGCCGCAGGTAAACCAATCAAGCAGGCTGTTGCAATTGCTTACAACACCAAACGTGCTGCGGCGTCTAAAAGGCCAAGCACTAAACCGATGGCAAAGACGAAGTAATGGCAACGCTTAAACAAGACCCTACAGGTATTGAAGGCGCGGGTAAGGTATCCGCTCGCGGCGGACCTGACCAGAAAGATCATCGAGACACGCTGCAACTAATGCGCGATCGGTTGCGGCAAGCAATCGGTGCGTACTCGGAAAGCCGTGAGGACGAGCTAGATGACTTGCGTTTTATGGCTGGCTCGCCCGACAATCAGTGGCAGTGGCCGCAAGATGTGTTGGCGACACGCGGCTCGGTGCAAGGGCAGACGGTCAACGCTAGGCCATGCCTGACGATTAACAAGCTGCCGCAGCACGTAAGGCAAGTTACCAACGAGCAGCGCCAGAATCGGCCAAGCGGCAAGGTCATACCCGTCAATGATCAGGCGGATGTAGAGGTCGCTGAGGTGCTTGATGGCATCGTGCGGCACATTGAGTACATGTCAGATGCTGACGTAGCCTACGACACAGCGTGCGAGAACCAAGTAACTTATGGTGAGGGCTACATTCGTATTCTGACCGAGTATTGCTACGAGGACAGTTTTGATCAAGACATCAAGATTGCTCGCGTACGCAATAGCTTCAGTGTCTACATGGACCCATTGATCCAAGACCCATGCGGTGCGGACGCTGAGTGGTGCTTTATTACCGAGGACATGCTCAAGGAAGATTACCAGCGCATGTACCCTAACGCTGCGCCGCTGTCATCGATCATGGCGCAGGGTATTGGCGACCAAGATATCAGCCAGTGGATCACTGAGGATACGATCCGTATTGCTGAATACTTCTACATCGCGCACAAAACGGAAACGCTGTACCTGTACCCAGGCAACAAGTCGGTGTTTAAAGGCTCTGTTGAAGACGCTACGCTACGCTCGATGGGAGTAAAACCCATACGCGAGCGTCAGGTAGACCGTAAAAAAATCATGTGGATGAAAACCAATGGTTTTGAGGTGCTTGAGGAGCGTGAATGGGCGGGTAACTGGATACCTGTCGTACGCGTCGTAGGTAACGAGTTCCAAGTTGATGGGCGTATTTTCATATCAGGCATCGTGCGTAACGCCAAGGATGCCCAACGGATGTACAACTACTGGACAAGCCAGGAAGCTGAAATGCTTGCGCTTGCCCCTAAAGCTCCATTTATTGGCTACGGCGGTCAATTTGAGGGTTATGAGTACCAGTGGAAGACGGCTAATACACAAAACTGGCCGTATTTAGAGGTCAATCCTGATGTAACAGATGGTGCTGGGTCAATATTGCCGCTGCCACAGCGTGCCGCACCACCACTACCCCAAACAGGTCTTATTCAGGCCAAGATGGGGGCGTCTGAAGACATAAAAGCTACCACAGGCCAGTACGATGCGAGTCTGGGCCAAGTGTCAAACGAGCGTTCTGGACGTGCTATTTTAGCTAGGCAGAAGGAATCTGACAACGGCACATACCACTACGTAGATAATTTAGCGCGTGCTGTGCGCTATGTGACCCGTCAGTTGGTGGATTTGATACCTAAAATCTACGACACGCAGCGTATTGCTAGGATTGTTGGTATTGATGGCGAAACCAACATGGTCAAAATCGATCCAACCCAACAAGAGCCGGTCAAAAAGATTGTGGACCAGACGGGCGTGGTAATCGATAAGATTTACAACCCTTCCGTTGGCCGTTACGACGTGGTGGTGACCACTGGGCCAAGCTACATGACTAAGCGCCAAGAGTCGATGGACGCCATGTCGCAAATCTTGCAAGGTAACCCCAATTTGTGGGCTGTTGCAGGCGATTTGTTTGTTAAAAACATGGATTGGCCTGGCGCTCAAGAGATGGCGGCACGTCTTCGCAAGACGATTGACCCTCAATTGCTGGCTGACCAAGACAACGATCCAGCGCTGCAAGCAGCTCAAAAGCAAATTGAAGCAATGAGCATGGAAATGCAGCAAATGCACGATATGCTGATGAACGTCAATCAATCGATTGAGGCTAGAGACGTACAAGTACGTGAGTTTGAGGCTAAAATCAAGGCGTTTGATGCTGAAACTAAGCGTATTTCAGCCACAATGCCTGGTATGACGATGGAGCAAATTCAAGATATTGTGATGGGCACGATTGCTGCGGCGCACGATGCAGGGGATTTGATACCACCTCAGCAAATGCAAGGCCCAATTATGGAAGAACCTGAGGGTATGGGCCGAGAAGCAGAGATTATGGCCCGTCAGGAAGAAGCGCAACAAGCCAGACCTATGCCTAACGTCGTACCTCAGGAGGGTTGAGCATGAAATGTGCTGATTTTGTAGGTATGTTGTTTTTGGCACGAGATGTTGCCCATTCTGTGCATCTAAACACCCGCAGTTTTAGTAAGCACATGGCGCTTAACACGTTTTATGACGAAATTATCGATTTAGCCGATAAATTTGCGGAGGCCTATCAAGGCCGACATGGCTTGATTGGGCCTATTTCATTGATGAGTGCGAGCAAAACCTCTAATATCTTAGCTTTCATGCAAGATCAG